ATGCTCTCGAATGCATAACGCACACAGAGGCCATAATTGACAAATGCTGGGATGAGTTGATGTGTACTGTTACAGATTGGAATGATTGCAACTACCCTAGATGGGAGGGGTTAATAATGAAACACAACTGCACAAAACTAGTAGCTGCTTGCATATGCCTAATAGAGTTGAATGGACGATGAAACTAGCAGACAGAGTGACTGAGTTAGAGCAGCAACTGCTCGACTCGAACGCACAGATTCAGCAGCTACGTGACGAGCTGGTGAGCTTTATGGGTCAAGCGGGTGTAGATACTTCTAAGGCGTCAAAGAAACCATTGAGCATTGAGCTGGGTAAACGTGTCCACGAGTTGATGAGGGTACACAGCAAGCATCCGTACGTGAAGGACCGAGACGTGTTCACCTCGCGTCACATGTTCGAGTTCATAACCGGTGCGATGGATGACTCTGAAAAGTATGGACTGGTGAAGGGTACTAACTTAGACTTTCACTACAACCGTGGTATCGCATCCCATCAGCTCAGGTTAATGTGCCAGCATCTGGTGGACTCAGGTCTGTTCATCAAGCGCAAGGTTCAATGGTATCTACCTGCGATGCACGACATTGAAGAGAAGGCCACAACGAGGCGAGGCACAGTTCTTGTTGCTCGTGACTTTGACAAGTACAAAGACCTGTCGCCATCACAGTTGCACAAGCACTCGAACAGTCAGGAGCGGATAGCCAACATCAAGTATGCAGATTCACCAGCAGGTAAGAAAGCACTTGAAGAGCACAATGAGAGCGTGAGGCAGGCTGCGACCACTGAGCTAGACACCGAGGTGTCATTCTTATAATATGCGATTGACTAACGACAGGCATTGCGAATGAAGAAGACTCCACACTTAACGCTCGAAGACCTGCCACTACCGGTGGAAGAGGCGCACTTTGTCATCGAGTACTGCAAAGACCTCGACATACATCGGGCTGCTGCTGCGTGTGGATTAGCACCCGAGCGTGCGTTTGACCTTCGATTCAGCCCTGACGTTAATACCCAGATTCAACGGGTGCTGCAGACGCATCTGACCATCCAAGACATCAATGCTGACTGGCTAATGCAGGAGCTGTACTATGTGCATCTGCTTGCGCTGCAGTCCGGTAAGCTCTCGGTGTCATTGCAGACGCTCAAGACACTGGGCGCACTGGGCAAGGTCGATGCTTATGCTGCTGAGAAGGTTGAGCTTAAGAGTGACCGAGACGTGGTGCAGCGACTGATGCGAGAGCGTAAGCGTAGACTGGGCGCTGACCGACCTGACATTGCGGTTGAGTTCAATACACCTAATGGTAAGCCGAGTTTCCTATGACCGTATCATTCCTCAATCCACCAGCCGTATCCTTCATGGACCCACCCGCACTTGAACCCAGTTTCATGTATCCGTCGTCGGAAGTGATTAACATCGAGCAGCAACCCGAGCTGACCGAAGAAGAGTGGCAGGTACAGGGTGAAGTATTGGCCAAGTACCATGAGTCAGGCAGGAGCATGGAGTCAACGCTGATACCCACTGAGTTCCAAGACTTCGACGACATCGACATGCTGCTGGCGAGTGAGATATCCCAGTTCTACGATGACCCGTTAGGTTGGGTGATGTGGGCATTCGACTGGGATTATGGTGACCTCGAAGGGTTTGATGGACCAGACCAATGGCAGATAGATGAGCTGGAGGAGCTGGGTAGACAGATACGTGCTAACAATTTCAATGGCGTTGACCCAGTTGACCCGATTCGATTCACTACAGCATCAGGACATGGTATCGGTAAGAGTGCCAAGTCTAGCTGGATTATACTGTTCATCATGTCAACCAGACCTTATGCCAAGGGTATCGTGACAGCTAACACCGGTGAGCAGCTTAGGACCAAGACATGGTCAGAGCTGGGCAAATGGCGCGAACGCTGCATCGTTGGCCACTGGTTCGAGTACAACAATGGTAAAGGCTCAATGAGTTTGTATCACAAGTCGTTCCCGTCATCATGGCGAGTAGATGCTCAGACATGCCGTGAAGAGAACTCAGAAGCATTCGCAGGACTTCATGCCGCTAACTCTACGCCGTTCTATCTGTTCGACGAAGCAAGTGCGGTGCCAAGTAAGATATGGGAGGTGGCAGAGGGTGGACTGACTGACGGTGAGCCTATGTTCTTCTGCTATGGTAACCCTACTCGTAACGACGGGAAGTTTCACGCAACGTTCAACCCGAACAGCCGATGGACTAAGTTCCAGATAGACAGTCGCACTGCCAAGATGACGAATAAGAGGCTGATTAAGCAGTGGGAAGACGACCACGGCGAAGACAGTGACTTCTTCAGAGTACGTGTGAAAGGACAGTTCCCCAAAGCGGGTGACATGCAGTTCATTCCGTCAGATGTGGTGGAAGATGCACAGACACTGGAGCTACCGGTTTACATCGGGGATGAGCCACTGGTGATGTCACTCGATGTGGCGCGTGGCGGCGGGGATGACTGCAGGATATCATTCAGACGTGGTAAGGACTTGAAGTCTGAGACCAGTTACCGAATCACATATGAGAACAGTCGTGACTCCATGGTCATGCTGTCGAAGGTTGTCATGGTCATTGAGCGCCATAAGCCCAACGCCATATTCGTGGATGCTACCGGAGTGGGTGGACCTATCCATGACAGGCTGCGTGAGCTGGGCTACAACTCATACGAGGTACACTTCGGCAGCAAGGCCGATGATGAGAAGCGGTACTACAACAAGACTGCAGAGATGGGTGACAGGCTACGCAGTGCATTGATGGCAGGCGCACGAATAGCTAACAATGAACAGTTGAAGCGTGAGCTGACGTGCCGTGAGTTTTGGCACGATGACAAAGATAGGCTGGTGCTTGAGCGTAAGCCCGATGTCAAGACGAGGTTAGGCTATTCACCCGACTGGGCTGACTCACTGTATCTGCTGTATGCCATGGAGAACATCCCGAGGTTGCACTACAAGCGTCACGATGCGGATGTCGCACCATGGGCCAGAGAAGCAGTGCTGAAGACTAATGTAGATTACGACCCACTAGCAGATATGTAAAATGTGATGTAGACTGTCAAAAAACCTATTCATCTAAACTAAGAGGATGTTATTATGTGTACAGGAAGTGGACCTAAACCAGCGGCCAAGACGCCTGAAGCTCCTGTCCTGCCTAACATGGCGGGTGGGCCTGACGCTAAGTCCAAGAAACGACGTTCTGCCAATAACAGCGGCACGTTGCTGACCGGTAGCGCAGGGGTCACAGACCGTGCTCCTACTACTACGAAAACGCTACTAGGCTCGTAACGTGTCAACTGCTCAGGTAACACTGGACACGACTCAGTATGTCAGAGTTGACCAGTTCAAGAACAGGATTCTTCTGCAGTGCCTGCGTGATGCAGTGCGGATAGTGATGAGTAACGACAAGCCGAGTATGAATAATACTTCGTATCATCTGCTGTCGGGAGCCATGCCGGTACTGCCACTCGATGTAGTTGATACTAAAATATGGGCATTAGCAACCTCATCAAACTCGTCGCTTATCGTAACTGAAACATTCAAAAGCGTACCAGTTGCGTCACAGAGTTACTTTTCAGCAGCCGGAGAAGTCGGCTCCGCATATGCGCGTGTGGTGGAAGTCACATTGGCCTCAGATGAACGACACTCCGTGAAACTGCAGAAGAATAGTAGGGTCAGAGTAGCGTTCGTAGAAGCGAGAGGGCTGTACCTCACTGCAGTACGTGGGGCTGTCAGTGGCACTATCACTGCGATGACACAGCTTTTAAGCATCAACGGGGTAATCGACTCGACTTTCGTGGGTCTGCTAGAAGAGTATAACGGTCCATCAATCGGTGACGTGGTGCTGGGTAGCTTCGATGAAATAAAAGAAGCTTTCTATCCTAACGGTGAGTTCGTAATCGGTTTGCATAACAGAACAGATGCATCAATAACCACTTTCGTAACGATTGGCGTTCAGCAGTTGTCGGATGCAGGAGTATACACCATACTCAAGGCCGACACACAGCTTGAAGCTGACACAGAGATGAGTATTTTCAATGGCACAAATTAACTTAACATACGCCGGTGTGTGGCAAACCTTCGTCGATGCGTTCAATGCGATGTTCACTGACTTGTATGGATGGTCAGGCTGGGCAGACTACACAGACACTGTGAACACATCTGCATCGCCGCTGGCGTTGGTGGCTGGAGTGGCAACGTTCCTGCCCAACGACAAGGGTACGGTATTAGAGACACAGAAGCCTAGTGATATTGCCACGTTCTATGACGGCACATACATTCTAGGTCGCAACGGTGATGGTATCGCAGTGACAGTGAATTTCACTGCGAGGCCCACCGTCACAGCTACTGATGAAGTGTCGGTCTGGGTGGACATCACGGCAGGCACTGGTACTCCGACTAGGTTTGCAAACCTGTTTAAAAACATAACATCGTTCAAGCAGGGAGTAGGAGTCGAAAGACCCATATCTCTCACCTTCATTGGGTACACGGCAGCCACATGGGAAGCGAATGGTGGTAGACTGAAGATACAGGCTAATGGTGCTTGCGACGTGTATGACATTTCCTACACAATAACTCGCACACACAAAGCGCGATAAAAGGCGAAGACAGCATGAGCGAAGTTATCAAGTTCAATAAAAGACTGGGAGCACTGAAGAGTGAGCGTTCGTCGTTCATGCCATATTGGATGGAGCTGAGTGACTATCACTTGGCCCACCGTGGCCGGTTCCTCACGTCTGACGTAAACAAGGGGCACAAGCGCAACACGCGCCAAGTCAACAACACATCCAAGTTAGCGTCACGTACTCTGGCATCGGGCATGATGGCAGGTATCACATCCCCTGCGCGTCCGTGGTTCCAGCTCGGTGCTCCTGACCCTAAGTTGAATGATGTAGCAGCCGTGAAAGACTGGCTGTTTCAGGTTCAGACGATAATGTACCGCGTGTTCAGTCAGTCCAATACCTACATATCACTGCACACTCTCTATGGTGAGATGGGCGTGTTTGGCACTGGAGCACTGGGCATCTTTGAAGACTTCGACAACGTCATCAGATGTAAGCCGTACACGATTGGCAGCTATTGCCTTGGCAAGAATGGCCGAGATGAGATAGATACGTTCTACCGCGAGTACCAGAAGACAGTTGGCGAGTGCGTCAAGTTGTTCGGCTTCGAGAACTGTTCTGCTCACATTCAGCATCAATGGAACGAGGGCAACACTGAGGCGAGGATAGAGCTTGTCCATGCGGTAGAGCCGAATGATAATCGTGACCAGATGTCACCGATGGCGAGAGACATGGACTTCCGCTCAGTATACTACGAGAAGAGCAGAGGCTCACAAGGTCGAAACAGCGACGGTAAGATACTGAAGCGTTCAGGGTTTGAAGAGTTCCCGATACTGGCACCACGATGGGATGTAACCGGCGAAGACACTTACGCCACCGATTGTTCAGGTATGACTTGTTTAGGTGATACCAAGGCACTGCAGCTAGGCGAGAAGCGTGCGTACCAAGCCGTGGACAAGCTGGCCAACCCACCACTACAGGGTGATGCCACGCTCAAGACTAAAGTAGCGAACGGTAGCAGCCTTAAGCCTGATGAGATTATCTGGCACGACGGCAACATGACGGGTTTGACTAGCATCTATAATAACTACCGACCTGACCTTCAAGCCATTGAGCTGAAGAACCAGCAGGCTGAAATGCGCATCAAGAAAGCGTTCTATGAGGACTTGTTCCTGATGTTGGCCAACTCTGACCGTAGACAGATTACTGCGCGAGAAGTGGCAGAGAAGCAGGAAGAGAAGCTATTGATGCTTGGTCCTGTGCTTGAGAGACTGCACAACGAGCTACTTGACCCGCTAATCAACCGTACATTTAACATACTGCAGAAAGCAGGTATACTGCCTCCACCTCCTGAAGAGTTACGGGGAGTAGAGCTAGGTGTCGAGTACATCAGTATCTTAGCTCAAGCACAACGCATGGTCGCAGTGGGTGGCATCGAGAGATTAACCGAGTACACCATGAACTTAGCAACCATGTACCCTGAAGCACGTCACAAGGTCAATCCTAACCAGTTGGTGGATGACTACGCAGAAGCGATGGGCGTTAACCCTAATACTGTGCGGAGTAATGCTGATGTCGATGTTATTGTTAAACAAGAGCAACAGGCAGCACAGGCAGCACAAGCACAAGAAACAGCAGCTCAGATGGCGCAGACAGCGAAGACAGCCTCTGAGGCCGATACAACCGGTGGCAATGCACTCAATGAAATGCTACAAAACGCAGGACTACAATAATGGCTATAACATCATCAGCACCTTTGACACCTTCAGACACTAATGTCACATTTTTCTCATGGCTACTAGTCACGGGCACTGCAGGCACAGTAGTGTACGAGCAAGCCGGTGGTAACGTCATCACCCTGCCTGCAGTACCTATTGGCGTGTGGATGCCTGCTGGGAACGCGATTCGGATACGGACTGCATCTGCTGCAGTTGGTTTCATAGTAGCTTAAGAAAGGGGAGAATTACTATGGCTAACTATGGGATACAGTTCAATAATGCAGGCAAGGCGCTTAGTAGTCTATGGAATTCTGGTTCTGGTGTTTTTACTGTTCGTACAAGATTTCAAACTGGCGCTTTATCGGAAGTAGATGGAATTATAGGGACAGCAGACTTACCCAGCCCCACTACAAGCATTGCACTTTTTGCAGATGGTAAGTATGCGATAAGAATGGGCGCTGCTAATGTTTATGTATCACCAACTAGTTTGCTTACAACTTCAACTGATTATGAAATTGAAGTTAAAAGGACAGGGGGCACATCATGTAGTACAACTCTATTCGCTGCCAACGGAACCACTGTTCTCCACACAAACACGTTTACTAGCTCGGAAGATTTTAGGCTGTACTCGTATGGAGGAGTCGGAGACCCGCTTTTAGCATTTGATGGTATTATATGGTGGTGTGATGCGACTGGTGGAGCTGGCGATAGAACATATGAAAACGTAGTTGCTGGCACTGGTGCAACATGGACAGACACCACTAGCTCAGAGGATGCAACATTATCAGGTTTGCCCACAGATGGAAGTCAGTGGGTCTTAGAGGGTGGAAATTCTATTGCGGTTGCTGACCCTCCTTATATAAACAAGGTTTACCAGCGCGACACAGAAACAACATCTTCATCCAGTTTTGCAGTTACATATGCAGGAGCGCCGGCCGCTTTGCAATACCGACTTCTAGATGCAGCCGATGACAGCACAGAAATAATTACATGGACAACATTTGACGCAAGCCCGTCTGGTGGCACTTCAACACTAACATTCAATGCACCAACCAGCACAACCTCATATCACGTAGAAGTTAGACACTCAGATAATGTAGGCATTGCAGACTTGCAAACTGTTGACTGGTCTGCAGGCATTATAGTGTGGGTAATCGGCCAATCATTAGCAGAGGAATTAGCAGGCGACGGGGCTATAACAGCAGCTTCAGGTTATGTTAAGTTTGACGGCACTAATGGAGTGGTTCCCACTACTGGCGCTGGCACTAACGCTATGGCTAACGCCTTGATTGGCGCAGCGGCTTGCTCAGTCATGATAGTTGATACGGCCACAAGTGCAACGGCGTTAACAGTTGAGGCTGGCGATGCTTTATATTGGAATGACCCAACAGGCTCACTTTGGACTAATGCAACAGCAAAAATTACGGCTGCAACTGTTAATGATAAAATGGAATTTGTATGGTGGCATCAGGGAACAAGAGACTCTTTAGCAAGCGTGACAAAATCAGTTTATCAAGCAGCTATGGGGGCTTTCTTCACTAGAATGAGAGCAACATACACTGCAAGAGATTCTGGAACGCTTCAAGTTTTGGGTGCTTCTTTGAACCGCGACACGCGAGGCGTAGCAGTAGACGCAGACAGACAGGTTACACGTTCTGCACAACTAGATTATGCAGCTAGTGATTCAGCTTACACTACATTAAATACTTACTATATTGCCACATCTGACGGAGTCCACGGAACAGATGCCGCATACGCCCAACTTGGCAGTGAAATTGTTGCTACTTACTTTGCAGTAAAAGGTGATATTTCAGTAAATGCACCCGCTCCAACTGTTGCTGTATTAGGAGTCACAGCAGACAAGATTGATATTACTTACGACAGCACCTTATTATCTAGCGATAGCTCATATTCTACTGAGGGGGTAAGAGTTACATTAGATGGAACCCCTTTAACAGTGACAGCATTTGATAGAAAATCTGCAACCGTGGCAACTATCACAGTTTCAGCATCAATTGGGTCAGGTAGTGTAGCGGTTTTTGTTTCGTATGGAATAGGAGCAACAGCCACAGCTTTGGTTTATCCAAGGAGTGTAAACGCAGTATTGCCATCATCAGGAGGTACATTTAATATACCCTCTATTCCTGTTGATGGCCTTCTTGTAACTGTATCATCAACACTAAATATAACAGCAACAAGCACGCCAGACGGCACGTATAAAACAATTATTACCAATCCATCTGATGATTCGATTGTTTTTGCTGGCAATTTAGCTTATTCATCTGGCGCAGCTACAACAGGCTCTTTGAGTTTAGCTGTTAGCACTGCATTAACTGGCTTTGTGATAGACAATGAAGCAACACACTTAAACGGGGCAGTAATTACCGGAACGACAGTTTAATGAGTGCCGTTAATAATTGGGGTGCTGTTAATACTTGGGTTAGTACAGTGGTCCC